ACAGGAACAGATTTAGTATCAGCATTTCAAACTGAACAATTTTTTACAGCATATGCAACAGCTTATAATGGAGATACGCAATTTTTAAATTGGGGTGGTTATACAGTTAATACAATCTCAAGTGCGGCAAGTGATGCCAACGGATATGGCACATTCGAATATGCACCACCATCAGGATACTATGCAATTTGCACAAAAAATTTAGCGGAGTTTGGATAATGGCTTATACAACAATAGACGATCCATCAGCGTTTTTTCATGTGCAAACTTATACAGGTACAGGTGCAGACCAAGATGTCGTAAATGATGCACATGCAGGTAATTTTAAGCCTGATTTTTTAATTATAAAAAATAGAGGCAATGCCAGTTATGGACCGCATTATTACGATTCTACTAGAGGTGTAAAAAGATATCTTTATTCTGACCAAAATTATGGAGATGACCAAGAAACAAATAATGGTAATGGAAGTGGCTCTGTTCAATTATTTAATACTAATGGTTTTAGAGGAGGTGCATCATCTAATTTTTTCAATGTTGCATGGACAAATGGTTTAGATAATACCTATGTTGCTTGGCAGTGGAAGATAAACGGAGGCACTACATCAACTTTATCAAATACTGGTCCTGACTCAGTTGTGCAAGTAAATACAACTATGGGTGTAAGTGTTCTTACTTATACAGGCAATGGCTCAAACTCAAATGTTAAACATGGCTTAGGGGAAGTTCCTGATATGATTTGGGTTAAAAGAAGAGATGGAGGAGATGCAGACTGGGCGGTCTGGCACAAAGATTTAGGCACATCTTCTTATTTTTTAAAACTTAATTCAAATGTTGCTGAAGCTTCAGGTGTTTGGGATGGTGTATATCCAAGCAGTGAAAAGTTCTTTATTTCAGGTGGTTCTAGTTTTGTAAATGTAAATGGTAGTAACTATGTTGCTTATGCATTTAAAAGTAAACAAGGTTTTAGTAAGTTCGGCAAGTATGTGGGAAATGGTTCAGCAGATGGTACATTCGTATATACAGGATTCAAACCTGCTTTTGTGATGGTAAAAAGAACTGATAGCACAGGAGCTTGGGTTGTTAATGATCGCAGAAGAATTGGTCATAATCCTAATAATTATGATTTATATATAAACACTACTGATGATGAAGAAGATAATGATAGGTTTGATTTATTGTCTAATGGCTTTAAAGCAAGACTTGTTAGTTCTCCATCAAATGTATCTGGTGGTGACTACATTTTTATGGCATATGCAGAAAATCCATTCGTAACATCAACAGGAATCCCAACAACAGCGAGGTAAAATATGTGGGCTTTAGTAGAAGATAGTAAAATAAGTAAGGTTTATAATAGCCCTACACAATTAACGATAGGGGATATTAAATATCCAAGTAATATTCATAGCCTTTGGTCAGAGGCAGAGCTAAAAGCCATAGGTGTATATATAGTAATAATAGATAATTCTAATTATAAAAACCCTGAATATTACATTAACACTAATCAAGAATTTAAGTTTGCAAGCAATAAGGTAACTGCAAGTTATGGAAGTGCAACAGCAAGAGCATTAGATGATTCAACTGATAGTGATGGAAATGTAACTAGAGGATTAAAATACAAGTGTTGCCAAAAAGTAGACAATCAAGCTTATGGCTTACTACAACCTAATGACTGGATGGTAGTCAAAGCTACTGAGACAAGCGGTACAGTTGCAAGTGATTGGACTACTTATAGAGCAGCAGTTAGAACAGCAGCTAATGATATGAAAACAAAAATTAATGCAGTTTCAGATGTAGATGCTTTAGCAGCTTTATATGCTTACAATGATGCTGACCCACCAGTTAGACCATTAGGCGAGTTTCCAACTCCTCCTAGTTCGTGATAGACTTTTTATGGTATATCTTAGCAATATTTGTAGTAGCAAATTTTGCTGTTATTTTAACAGATGATGAAAATCATTCTTTATAGGAGAAATATATGATAGAACTATTAATGTGGATATGTGTAATTGTAGCAGTAGCTTCAGGAGTTGCAGCTATTACACCAACACCTAAAGATGACCATTGGTTTAGGCATGTATATATGCTAGTTGACTGGTGTGCTCTTAACATTTGGAAGGCTAAAGACAAATGAGTTGGTGGAAAAAACTTGTTGATACAGTTACTGGAACTGAACGCAAACAGGTTCGCACCAGAAACAAAAAAGGTAGATATGTAGCAGATGATAAATCTACACCTGATGTTAATGAGGCTTACAAAACAGTAAGAGTTAAAAAGAAAAAGAAATGACATCTGCCATTGAAAAAGTATCAGCACATGAAAAAGAATGTGCTATTCGTTATGAAAACATAGAGAAAAGACTAGATCAAGGTCAAGCAAGATTTGCTAGATTAGAAAATATGATATGGGGTCTTTATCTATTAATGATAACTTCTAGCATGGGTTTATTAAGTCAATTAATATGAGTAGAGCACAAAAAACAATAAGAACAGTTGCAAGCAAACTTAAAAAAGCAAGTAAAGCACACGCTGGTCAAGCTAAAACTTTAGAAACATTAAAGTTAAAAAAAGGTCGTAAATCAACAGTTAATAAAGCTGGCAATTATACAAAACCTGGTATGCGTAAAAGAATATTTAATCGCATTAAAGCAGGTAGTAAAGGTGGCAGACCTGGACAATGGTCTGCAAGAAAAGCACAAATGTTAGCAAAAGCATATAAGAAGGCTGGCGGTGGCTACAAATAGTTTATGGGTTAAGAATGTAGAAATACCTACATCATCTCATCCAGAGATAAAAAAACTTAAACGTAAAACAAAAGTTCATAACTTACATGGAAATAAAATCTGGGATTCTTCTATGGTTATCATAGAGTCATTAGATGAAATAGATATAATAGATAATAAAATTTTAGATTTAGGTTGTGGTTGGGGTGCATTAACACATTATTTACAAAGCAAAGGTGCATATGCAGTTGGCATGGATGCTGATGAAAATGTTAAACCATACTTTGATTTAATGTCTAGTTTAATGGGTGTAAAACCTAAATTTATTTTACAAGATATTTTTTCTGAGCCTTTACCTTTAAATTTTAATACATACATAGCAGTAGATGTTTGTTTTTGGAATATACATACAGATTTATGGATTAATTTAATTAAATATTTAAATGATAATGATAAACAATTAATTATGGTTGATCCTGGAAGAGAATCATTTTGGGAATTATTAGATAAAACTTCTGATGGTATACATGATATTTGTTTTAATTATCAAAGATTACATATTGATAAACCTAAAAAAACAGATGCATATATAGTTATATTTGGAGAATAAAATGCCATTAAAAAAATCACAAAGAAGTTTAAAAAAATGGACAGGTCAAAAATGGACTACCGCTAGTGGTAAAAAATCATCTGAAACAGGTGAAGTATATGCTCCAAAAGCACAAATAGATAGATTAAAATCTACGCCAAAAGGTAGAAGAAAATTAGCAGCAGCTAATAGAAAAAAAAGAGCAGCAACTAGAGCAGGTAAACAACACGCAAAACATGGTTTGCATAAAGGCAAAAAAAGATAATGTATGAATATAATTGCACAGTTACTAGGGTTGTTGATGGCGATACTATTGATGTTGTTCTTGATCTTGGTTTTTCTGTTCTTCACAAGTGTCGTGTACGTCTTTATGGGATTGATACACCTGAATCAAGAACCAGAGATAAAGATGAAAAAGCTAGAGGAAAATTAGCTGCAAAATATTTAGAAAATTCTATTAAAAACGGCACTGAAATAATATTAAGATCAAAACTAAAAGATTCTAAAGGTAAATATGGTCGTGTATTAGGAGAAATTATTATAGATAATATAAATATTAACCAGTCAATGATTGAAAAATATTTAGCAGTGCGATATACAGGTCAAAGCAAAAAAGATGTAGAAGCAGAACATTTAGAAAATAGAAAAAAATTAATTGAACTAGGAGTGTATGTAGTCAATGAATGATGATGACCAAAGAAAACACGATAACATAATTGCATGGGCAGCATTGATGTTTTGCATAACATTAGTTGCAGGTTTTTCTATACAAGCAAATGCTCAGTCTAGTCAACAATCAGGTACAGCTTGTGTTAATGGTACACAGTATTGCGAAAACTCTAATGTTTACACTACAAATCAAACAACTACAAATAATACAAATAGTAATACTAATACTAATACGAATACAAATACTTCTACTGCTACAAATACAAACACAAATAATAATACCAATGTGAATACGACTACCACAACGGCAACAAATACAAATTCAAATACGAATGTTAATACAAATAATAATGTGAATGTAAATACTAGTACAGCTACATCTACTTCAAATAACACTAATACTAATGTAAATAGTTCAACTTCAACTTCTACTGTAAATTCAACTGTAAATCAGAATGTTAACAATACAAATAATTCAACATCAAATAATACAAATCAAAATACAAACATAAATCAATCTACTTCTGAATCAAATGTTACGACTAATAATGTTAACGAAAATAATAATAAAACGACTAGTAACAATACGAATAGAAATATTAATGAATCAAATAGTACACAGACAATAAATCAAAATATAAAATCTGAAGCACCACCTGCATCTGCTATTGCTCCATCTATAATGTCTTATTCACAGGACTTATGTACTACTGGTGTATCAGGTGCTTTTCAAGGACAAGTATTTGGTTTATCAGGTGGTAAAACTATTGTTGATCAAAATTGTGAAAGATTAAAACTATCTAAATATCTTTATGATATGGGTATGAAAGTCGCATCAGTTGCTTTGTTGTGCCAAGATGAAAGAGTATTTTTAGCTATGGAAATGGCAGGAACACCTTGTCCATATCAAGGCAAGATTGGAAAAGAAGCATCAGCAGAATGGAATAAAAATAAATCAAAACGACCTGATGCAAAAAATCAAGAGAAAGAGTTTATAAAACAATGTACAAAAGAAGTTAATCCTAAAAGAACAGCTATCAACAAAGATGTTGTTGGGTTAGTTAAAAAGACATATACAAGAAAAACTAAAACTAATAAACAATGCAAAAAAGAATTTTATGCTACGCAGTAGCTAGTCTGTTATCATTTAGTGTATATGGACAATACACATACGAAGCCAATCAGCCGTTATTTGACTTACATGATAACGCTAATAACTTTCAAGGTGAGTTAGCATATGAGGTAGTTGATGATGGAATTAGTCCTGCGATTGATCTTTCTTTTAATTTTACTTTTTATGGCTCTACATTTAGCCAAGCAAGAATGGCAACAAATGGATGTCTCCATTTTGGTAATAGTGGTAGCTATTGTAATGACTATACTCCTGACCCTATTAACGGACAGCACACCTATACCATATATCCTTTTTGGACAGACTTAATAAGAGATAACAATTCACGCATGAAATCATGGGGTGATAGTTCAAAAATGATTTTTGGATGGTATCGTCTTAGGGAATACAATCGTAGTAATACAGATAATAGTTTTGAAGTAATACTTTGGAACAATAATTCATTTGATATTCGTTACAGAGAACTAAATATTATTAACCATGATGTTTTAATTGGTGAAGTTGGCTCTAGTAAAAACAATTCATATACTTATCATTATCACGATGAATGCAATACTGGAACAACTAACTCTTCTGCTTGCGTAAACACTAACTGGAACAATACATCTATTAATACCACATTAGAAAATGGTGGTTCACTATATGGCTCAGGAAGTGGTAATGGTGTAGATTGTAGCAATCCTTTAAATGACTCTAGTTGTAGTGGTTATGCTGATGCTTTCTTAACGCAACAATGTAATATCACTCAGCTTTATAGTCAGTCATGCCCTAATTATTGGGAAGCATATGATGATCAACAATGTGATGATGACCCACAGTATGCACCTTTTTGTGCAGGTTACAGGCAAGAAGAATCAGTAGCTTTCTTTGATGACAGTAATGTTGACTTTGGTTTTGTAGATGAGCAAGAACAATTTGCAACAGGTATATTTCAAGATGAATTTCATCATAATAATTTTGAAGAACAATTTATAATAATAGAAACATTTGAAGAAGATGTTTTTATACCTTTTGATGATTTTAATACACAAGATGATTTTTTTATTGAACCATTTGAAGATGAATTAATAATATTTTTTGATCCTGAACCACTACCATTTGAAGATTTTTTAAGACCTCATAATGATTTACCGCATGAAGAAGAATTATTAATAGATGAGTTTGTATTTCAGGAAACATTTTTAGTAGAAGATTTTACTGAACCTAATACATTTATTGAATTTAATTCTATAGAAGAACTTGATGAATGGTTTGAAGAAGAAGTTAATGAACATTTTGAAGAAAGACTTGAAGAAAGAATTGCAGACTTAGATGAACCTGAAGAAGAATTTATAGAAGAAATATTTGAAGAAGAAGCAGTTGAAGAAGTTTTTGAAGAAATAGAAGAAATGCAGGTAGCAATGGAAGAAGAAAGAATTGCAGAAAGAGAAGAAGAAATAAAAGAAGAATCTATAAAAGAAATAGAAGAAGAATTTTCAGCAGTTGAATCTGACAAACCTACAGGTAAAAATAAATTAATGGTTACAGCACTTAATGTAATTAGGGCAGGAGTGCAAACAGCAGCTAATAGCTACTCACAAGCCTCTGGTGGCTCTCAAACAAATAATTCATCTAATAACACTTCTAGTAATAATGTAGCTACAGGAAGCACGACAGCATCTAGCGGTGGTATAAGCACTTCTAGTAGTCCTAGTGCATCAGATCAATTTGCAAGTGCTACACAGCAAACAAATCAAGTATTATCTATGTCTAATGATAATGTTGGTGGTACTACTATGTCTATTACACCATTACCAACATTTGATAATTCAGCATCTATAGCAATAGCAGATGTACAAGTTCAAAGTGTGCAAGGTGAAATAGATACTGCTATGTCAGGTGTAATGACATCATCAGAAGCAGATCAAATAGCTGATCAAATTATTGCTGCAAACATTGAAGCACAACAAGAAGAAATAGAACAACAACAACAAGAAACTGGCGAATATGCTGATGAATCTAAATTAATTGCACTTATTGGTTATGTACCTAGTTTTAATAACTATATACAGGTAACAGTCCCCGATGCTCAAGATTGGTACAGTAGCTCTGATATATACACTTCTGCTACACTTAATGATAATACTAGTGCTTTTTATGGACTGGTAAATGACAATTTAAAAGGGTTAGATCAAATGATAAATGATCAACCTAATATGTGGAGATAATAATGAATTGGTTTGAAAATAAAACTACACAATTAATTGCACTTGTTGGCATAGTGGGAACTCTTGCTGGCTTTGGTTATCAAGGAGCAGAGTATGTTAATAGATTAGAAAATCTTGAATCTGCTGTAGGTGGTATATCAGATACTGAAGATGCTCAAAAAATTATAGAGGAACGCTTTGCATCAATAGAAACATCTGTTCAGTTTTTAGAAAAAGAAATAGATAATATTGAAGTTCCTGATATTACAGAAATAAAAACAGATATAGCTACCATTAAAGCTGATCTTCAAAGTTTAGAAAAAGATTTAAGTAAATTAGAAGATAAAGATGATAATCCATTAAACGGATAATGAAATATATATTAAGCACTATTATTATCACAAGCTGTTCAATGTCTATGAAAACAAAAGAATGGAATGATTCTTATGATCCTGCACAATGGCGTAGTCAATATGAACTTTGTAAAGATGTTTTAAATACAGAACAATGGACAGAATGTATGGGAGATTTTAGTTAGGAGAACTTATGCTAAAAGGAATGTTAAAAAATGTAGTTGGATCAATAGCACCAAGTTTAGGTTCTGCTGTTGGTGGACCACTAGGAGGCATGGCTACTAAAATTATTTGCGAAACATTAGGTTGCAAAGCGGATGCAAAATCTATTGAATCTGCTATTAATAATGCTAGTCCTGAACAATTATTACAGTTAAAACAAGCAGAAAAAGATTTTGAAATTCGCATGAAAGAATTAGATGTAGATATATTTAAGCTAGAAGCTGAAGATAAAAAAGATGCTAGAGGTAAATTTAGTAAAGATTGGACAGCTAGAATTATGGGTATTGCTACTGTAGGTGGATTTTTAGGATATATATTTTTAGTAACTTTACAACCACCAGAACAAAATAGTGAAGCACTAATAAATTTAGTTCTTGGATATTTAGGAGGATTAGCAAGTGCAGTTATTTCATTCTATTTTGGAGCATCTAACTCAAGCAAAGGAGACTAAAATGAAAATATCAAATGAAGGTATATCATTAATTAAAAAATTTGAAGGTTGTAAGTTAGAAGCATATTACGATGCCATTGATGTTTTAACAATTGCTTATGGCAGAACTAAAGGAGTTAAAGCTGGTGATACTTGCACTCAAGAACAAGCTGATGCTTGGCTTGAAGAAGAACTACATGAGTATAGTGGATATGTAAATGATGCAGTTAAAGTTGATTTAGAACAAAATCAATTTGATGCTTTAGTAGCATGGACATATAACTTAGGTCCTACTAATCTTAATAACAGTACAATGTTAAAAAAAATTAATGCAAAAGATTGGGATGAAACTCCTAATCAAATTAAGCGTTGGAATAAAGCAGGTGGTAAAGTGTTAGAAGGTTTAGTAAGACGCAGAGAAGCTGAGGCACTTTTATTTCAAGGTAAAGACTGGACAGAGGTATAAATGCCATTTTCTAAATTTGTATTTAAACCAGGCATAAATAAAGAAGGAACAAACTACTCTAATGAGGGTGGTTGGTTTGATGCAGATAAAGTTAGATTTAGAAAAGGTAGACCTGAAAGAATAGGTGGTTGGGAAAAAAATTCTTTAAATTCTTTTATTGGAACAGCTAGAAAAATACATACTTATAAAGATGCAGATCAATCTTTATATAATATTATAGGAACACATAAAAAATTATATGTGCAAGAAGGTACTACCTTTAATGATATTACTCCCATAAGATTAACGACAAGTGCAGGTGATGCAACTTTTTCTGCATCAAATGGTGATGCAACCATAACAGTAACTGAAAATGGACATGGTGCAGTAAAAGGAGATTTTGTAACTTTTAGTGATGCAGTATCTTTAGGTGGCAATATAACTGCTGCAATACTTAATCAAGAATATGAAATAGATACAATTATTAATAGTAACTCTTATAAAATAGAAGCAAAAAATTCTAGTGGTGGTGAAATAACAGCAAACTCATCAGATACTGGTAATGGTGGTTCTAGCACAGTTGCTGCATATCAAATAAATATAGGTTTAGATTTTTATGTTCCTTATAGTGGATTTGGTTCAGGAGCATGGGGATCAGGAACATGGGGTCAATCTCCAGCTTTATCATTAACAAATCAACTTAGATTATGGAGTATTGATAATTTTGGTGATGATACAATAGCTGCTGCTAGAAATGGCACAATATTTTATTGGGATGAATCATCTGGAGTTGAAACAAGAGCAGTATTAGCAAGCAGTAGAGCAGGTGCTAGTAATGTTCCAACATCAGTATTTCAAATAATGATGTCAGATATTGATCGTCATGTTATTGCATTTGGATGCAATCCTATAGGTTCTTCAACAATAGACCCACTATTAGTACGTTTTTCTGATGCAGAAAGTGCAGTAGATTGGACACCTACAGCAACTAATTCAGCAGGTGGTGTACAACTTTCTACAGGCTCTACAATAATAGGAGCTATGCAAACAAGACAAGAAATACTTATTTGGACAGATGCAGGCATAGTTTCAATGCGTTTTGTTGGAGCACCTTTTATATTTAGTTTTAATGAAGTAGCAACTGGTATGTCTTTAATATCACCTAATGCTATGGCAACAGGTGGTAATACAGTCTTCTTTATGGATAATGGAGCTTTTTATCAATATGCAGGTTCTGCACAAAGATTACCATGTTCTGTTTTAGATCATATATTTGATGATTTTAATTATTCTCAATCTTTTAAAGTATTTGCTGCATCAATACCACAACATAATGAAATTATATGGTTTTATCCTAGTGCTAGTTCTACTGAAGTAGATAAATATATTGCATACAATTATTTAGAGCAATCATGGACAATAGGTACAACTAATGATGGCTTTACTAGAACAGCTTGGAATCCAGCATATATATTAGATAATCCTATAGCTGCTGGAAAATTAGATACTAGTGATAATAATTTTTTATATAATCATGAAGTAGGACATAGTGCTGATGGATTATCATTTACAGCTTTTATAGAATCATCAGATTTTGATTTAGACCCAGATGGTGAAAATTTTATGTTTATATCTAAACTTATACCAGACCTTGAATACAGAGGATCAGATGATACAGCTAATACTGTAAATTTTGTAATTAAAGGTAGAGATTATCCATTACAAAATTTATCTACATTACAAACAGTTGCTGTTACTCCTAACTCTACATTTACAAATACTAGAGCAAGAAGTAGGCAAAGTGCTATCAGAATAGAAAATACATCAGATAACTTTGGATGGCGATTAGGAGATTTAAGATTAGAACTTAGACAGGATGGCAAACGATAATGGCAGAAAAATCAACAATACCACTACCTATTGCTAATATAGAATATGATGAAGTTAATGAAACAGTTACAAGAAGAACTATTGAACAAGCATTTCAAGATATTAACTCTGAAATAGGAACATTAAAAACAATGCAACAATCAGGTGTTAGCAAAGCCATACGCAAACATCAATTTTTATTAATGGGTGTAAAACATGGCTGATAGTTTAAAAGTATTAGGACAGTTAGACC